ACAGAGATCCGGCGTGGTTTGAAAAAGAAACTAAGAACATGTCTCGCCGTGAAATCGCTCAAGAACTGGAATGTAATTTTAACACATCTGGTGAAACAGTTATCCATCCGGATGATCTTGCGCGTATGACAGAACAAGAATGTTGTGAGCCAAAATATAAAACCGGCTTTGATAGAAATTTATGGATTTGGGAAACCTATGATCCCGGGAGTAGTTATTTGCTTGTGGCAGATGTGGCAAGAGGAGATGGCAAAGACAACTCAGCTTTTCACATTATAAATGTAGACACAATGGAACAGGTGGCAGAGTATCAAGGAAAACCAAATTTAGATATGTTTGCCAACCTCTTAAATGAAACTGGGAGGGAATACGGGAACTGTTTATTAGTGGTAGAAAATAATAATATTGGGTTTTCAGTGCTAGAAAAATTAGCCAATGATTATGATTATTCTAATTTGTATTATTCTGTCAAGTCTACTCATGAGTATGTCGATCAGCTTATTGCCGAAACAACGTCGGGTACTGTGGCTGGGTTTACAACTTCCATGAAGACAAGACCATTAATTGTGGCTAAACTAGAGGAATTCATAAGGAATAAACTAATTACGTTGCGTTCTACACGGTTGGTCAGCGAATTTAGAACTTTCATTTGGCACAATGGCCGACCAGAAGCAATGCGCGGCTATAATGACGATTTGACATTAAGTCTGGCTATAGCATGCTGGGTGAAAGACACGGCTCTTACCACAAATAGGAGAGCAATGGAATACAATAAAGCATTTTTAAGCGCAATGACAACTAATAAAACCACCTTAAATACGACAATTCCCGGGATGAAGGGCTATAAAGAAACTCAAAGACGTGATAATATTACTAAACAACAAGAATATGATTGGCTTTATAAAGGATAAATAAATGGTAGACCAACAAAAGAACCCAAGAGAAGCGACGTCAGAATTATTTAAGCGCTTAACTAGATTATTTTCTGGTCCCATTGTAAATTATAGAGCCCAAACTCCACGTCGATTACGCCGCCGCCAGTTGGACAAATTTAATTTTAAATCTGCTAGTGGCAAGCATTTTAAAAAACAATCTTATGATCCTATTAATAATTTTGGCATTAATTCTGTCATGGGCAATATTAGCCGAGCGGAGCGTTATGCTGATTTTGACCAGATGGAATACACTCCGGAACTCGCTTCTGCGTTAGATATTTATGCTGATGAAATGAGCACCTCTTCGGACTTGCAACCTCTTCTTCACATAGAGTGCTCCAACGATGAAATCCGAGCCGTGTTGGACTCGTTATATAAAAATATTCTCAATGTATCGCACAACTTGTTTGGGTGGTGTCGCACTATGTGCAAATTTGGAGACTATTTTCTTTATTTAGACATCGATGATACCCGAGGAATTACTAATGTGATTGGACTCCCAACTGCGGAAGTTGAGAGACTGGAAGGGGAAGACAAAACAAATCCTAATTACGTCCAGTTTCAATGGAATTCAGGCGGTCTCACGTTCGAGAATTGGCAAGTTGCTCATTTTAGAATTTTAGGAAATGATAAGTATGCTCCATATGGTACTTCCGTGTTAGAATCTGCGCGCCGCATTTGGCGCCAACTCACCCTCCTAGAAGACGCGATGATGGCTTATCGAATTGTGCGCTCTCCCGAGCGCCGCGTTTTTTATATTGATGTGGGTAACATAGCCCCTCAAGACGTAGAACAATATATGCAGAAAGTGATGACTCAAATGAAGCGTAATCAAGTTGTGGATCCTACAACTGGCCGCGTTGATCTGCGTTATAACCCTATGAGCATTGAAGAAGATTATTTTATTCCTACTCGCGGCGGAGTGAATTCAAAAATAGAATCTCTAGCCGGAGGGAGTTATACGGGTGATATTGATGACGTAAAATATTTACGTGATAAGTTATTTTCAGCTATTAAAATTCCAGCTTCTTATCTCACTTCTGGCGAGGAAGCTGACGAAGACAAAACAACCTTGGCCCAAAAAGATATTCGTTTTTCTAGGACTATTCAACGCTTGCAACGAGCAATTGTCGCTGAATTGGAAAAGATCGGCATCATTCATTTGTATACGCTTGGCTTTAGGCAAGAGGACCTGATTGCTTTTACATTGCGCCTCAATAATCCCTCTAAAATTGCAGAACTCCAGGAACTTGAGCATTGGAGAACTAAATTTGAAATTGCTGGCTCTGCCACAGAAGGATTTTTTAGCAAGCGCTGGGTCGCGCATAATGTATTTAATGTCTCAGACGAAGAGTTTGTTCGTATTCAACGCGAAATGTTCCATGATAGAAAATTTGAAGCGCTCCTAGAGAAGGCTGCGGAAGCTGTTACTGCCGAAGGTGAAATGGGCGGCATGGGCGGAGAAGAAGACATGGGAATGGGCGGAGAAGAAGACATGGGAATGGGCGGAGAAGAAGACATGGGAATGGGCGGAGAAGAGATGGGTGGTGAAGAAGGCGCAGAAGATGAAATGCTCCTTGCAGAACCCCCAGCACGAAGAGACGATCTTGGCCGTAGAATGCACACCACCGATAATGCAAAAGACCACTATTATAGACCTGTGGGAAGCCGCAATCCGGCGGGTGAGAGAAAAAAGAGCTATAGAAGTAAATACGCCGATGAAGTGGGCGGAAGCAATATAAGAAACATATATAAAGGTTTTGAGATAGCAAAAGGAATTTATGAGGGGCAAGAGTCTAATTACAAAGAAGACGAAAAAAAACTATTTAAAGTTAATCATGAAGTAAAGAAACTAATACAAGAATTGGAGTCGAGGGATAATGAAGCTAAGGCACAATAAAAAGAGAAATACTGCTTTTTTATATGAAGCATTGGTTCGAGAACTCACCAAGGCTATTATAAGAAAAGATACACAATACAAAAAGAAGGTAGTTTCAGCCATTAAGGAGAGCTTTGGTAAGACAACAGAGTTGAGAAAAGAATTAGATCTTTATCGATCTTTGCAGGAGAGCCAGAATTTAAAACCTTATTTGGCAGAAAAATTAATTTATGAAGTGCGCTCTCAATATAAAAAAATCGACAAGAAAAAACTATTTAACGAACAAAGTAAATTAATTAACAAAATTAATAGAACATTATCTAAGAAAGTTTTTTCTCATTATGTCCCAAGTTATAAAAATATTGCTACAATTTCTCAAATTTTTAATGATGAGTTGCTGCCAAAAAAAAGAGTGTTACTGGAAGACGCCATGGTTGCATGGCTCGCCGGAAAGAACGAAGGAGATAAAAGGGATGCTCCAACCGTTAATAACTTAGTAATAAAGAAATTTGTTGAAAACTTCAATGATCAATATAATTCTATTTTACTGCGCGAACAAAAAGAATTATTGCAAAAATACATTTTTTCTTTTTCGGATAATGGAATTGAATTTAAATTATATTTGAATGAAGAATTGGGACGATTAAAAGAAATTATTAAAAAAAGTTCTTATAGCGATGAAATCAAGAGCGATTATGAAATGGAGCGCAAGAGCAAAGAGGTATTAAAACTGATGGAGACCTTTAAAGAGGCACCTATTTGCGGCGAAACGATAAAAAAAATCATTAAAATTCAAAACTTAGTAAGCGAGATACAGAGTTAATGGCAATCACTATAAACGTGGGAGAAAAAGCAGTAGCTGCAGCAGAAGCAGAAGAAAAGAAGCCCGTCCAAACTCAGATGGCCCTGAACGCCCGCCGTAGTTTGGATGGAAATTATATGATATTTGGTCATCCCGAAATAGATATTATTGTGATGCCAGAAAAAAGCAAAGTTGTTACTTTTTCTAAAGATGAGGCTACTAAATATGTGTATGAAGCGCAAGATAGGCTGTTTAGCTATTTGATAAGAAGGGGAATAGTGAATTTTGAGAGCGTTCAGGGTGGAAACATATATAATTCACTAGAAGCGGACATCTTAGAATCAAAAGTAGAAGGGGTTAATTCAGTGCAGAGCACGTTGTTTAATATAGGTAAATTTTTGTTAGAAGAAAAACCATATTATTCTTATATTCAAGCTTATCACGACATGGAAGAAGAAGCTCTTGTCGATCCGAACGCCGAAGATTCTACTGAATTGGGAGAAGTGCCCCAAGATGCCACAAAGGGAAGTATTTTCCCGGGCATGAACCCTTACGCTCTTTTCTACGAATATTATTAATGGAGGATTAGTTGGATCTTATATATTTTGTACTCACGGCATACGGTTTAACTCAACTTTTAGTTTACGCTTCTATATTTAATAAGATCAGACCAAAACATCATTTTTTTCATTGCGCTATGTGCGTTGGCTTCTGGGTTGGCGCGTTTTTGTTTGGCGTTAATAAGTTCACAGAACTATTTACATTTGACTATAACATCGTCAACTTTTTTGTTT